CATCTCCCTTGATTGTTTGTTTCCATATCCATAGATAACTCTTCGTGCTTTAATCGAATCATATCTGTGTTCATCTACCTCATCCCACACATATTTTTTATCGTATGGGAAGACATGTCCTTTGACATCTTTAACAAAGTCTTCTGTTGGAAGAAGAATAGCAGTTTGCCATTCTACTGAGGCAAGGTCTAAATACAAACCTTCAACATGATTATTCAAGTATTTATGAAAACATGCCTTAGGTATGTCTATCATTCCTTGTTTTAATTTTTTGATTGCAATCAATCTTCTTTTTGGTGGTAAGTAGTGTAAATTTGCACCCCAAAATTCAGTGCGATTTGATTTAATAACATATACTAGAGGAAATTTATCATAATAAGGTAGATGTTGCATCTTTGCCTTATATTCATACATGTATAGATGTCCTGCTACAGGATATCTACGCAACATATTTTGGTCTTCTAGTTCACTTTGTTGTATCTTATCTCTCTTTTCATCCAGTGCAAATTTACGCAAGTCTTTTTTGTATGCACTTGCCTCTTGTTTTACTGCACTTCTGTACCATCCAATTGATTTCTTTTCATTACCTGCTAATAACCTTATTCTTTCAAATAAAGTCATGTAATTGGTACTAGTACTATCTACTGCAAATCCTTGTGCCATTGTTTCATACTCCTAAATGATCCTCGGTTAATATTAAGAAGTTCATCTGCCTATCTTCACAATATTCACGAGCAGCAGACCATTTAGTTTGGTTCTTTGCGTATGTTAATGCAGCATTACGATACGAGGCAGTTCGTTTATTTTTCTCATTCGGTGGTTGTGTTTGTTTTTTGGGTTTTACTTCAATAATATATTTTGCGATGTCGCCAAACTTTTCGCGAACTTTGATATAAAAGTCTGGGTAATATCTCCTCACTTTACCATCAGGTGCTCTGTATGGTATAATGATTTCTTCACTTCCCCACTGTAATATGTTAGGGTTATTGTCACAGAACACCATGAACTTTCGTTCCCATAGCGACCTATAAACAATGTTAGTCGGGTTGCCACGGTACTTTTGAGGATTCTTTGGTTTAAAATACCCAGAGTACGCCATAAATATAGTTGTTCCAACATAGCTATTTAGTGTGGCATCAACGAACCTCAATTCATTTATACAAAAAATTGGTCAACATGGATCCATGTCCATGTCCAATTCTTTTGATGTTCAGTTTGAATTTGGACTAGCATCTTTTTTAAAAAGTACTTTAGCAAAATATTCCGAGGGACAAGCGGAGACCTCTATGCTGAAGTTGCTATGTGATGAAGCGCAACTTCCTAATATTGGTACATCTACAGGAAATTTAACTGGTAGATATACTGGTTCTGGAACTGTTGCATATGCACACACGAAAGTATATAATGAATTTCAATTGGGGTGGATGTTAGACGCTCAAGCATATCCTCTGAAATTTTTGACTGCATGGCATGATTTTATATTTAATGACATCACTGGATTATCAGGAATTACTAATTCTGATGGTGATTTTACTTATAAATTTGCCGATAGAAATATTACTGCAGATGGCATAGATTCTCACAGAGGTAAAATTAAACCAAAGGGTAGAAATAGAACTACGAGAGTTATGTTTCCAGAGGAGTACCAATGTGATATGATTATTACTAAGACTGAAATGGCAACTAAGAGAAGAAGTACATTAGGTGAACTTTCTTCTAGAGTAGATAGACCATCTATTTCATATTACATGGAAAGAGCATTCCCTATTTCGATTGATGCTGTTCCATTATCATATGGTTCTTCTCAGATTACTAAAGTAACTGCACAGTTCCAGTACTCTAGACATCATACATTTTTTAATGATACAAAACCTTAATTGAAATTTGATTTTTTAATTCTGTAAAAGTGGGAAAATTTTTCCTGAGTATTTTTGGTAAAAAAAGTCGTTCTAAATAATAGTATGAAATGAGGTAATTATAATGGCTATTCCAAAGATCGCCCTACCATCTTATGAATTGGTAGTTCCTTCTACAGATAAAAAAATTAAGTATAGACCTTTTTTGGTAAAAGAAGAAAAGGTACTTCTTATCGCTTTAGAAAATAAAGATGATAAAGATATTGAAAAAGCAGTAAAAGATTTACTAAAAAATTGCGTTATTACTAGAGGTTTCAAATTAGAAGATTTAGCAACTTTTGATTTAGAGTATATTTTCTTAAAAATTCGTGCTGCCTCTGTTGGTGATAGTATCGATATGAAAGTGGTGTGTCTAGATGACAATAAAACTGAAGTAACAGCTGTTATTAATATTGATGATGTTAATGTAGAATTTCCAGAAGGTCATAGTAAGAAAATTATGCTAGATGAAGAAACTGGCGTTATTATGAAATATCCTGGATTTAACAGATTTATCGAATCTTCGATTACAAGTACAGATTTATCAACTGATGATGTTTTTGAAATTATAGCAGAATCAATAGATCAAATTTTCCAAGGCGAAGAAGTATATGACTCATCCACTACCACTAAAAAAGAATTTTTGACATTTGTTGAAAATTTGACTAATTCTCAATTTGAAAAAATTCAAGAATTTTTTGAAACTGCTCCAAAACTGTCTCATACATTTTCTGTAGTTAATCCTAATACTAGTGAAACATCAACATACACAATTGAGGGTCTATCAAGTTTTTTCGGATAGCACTCTTTCAAAATAGTTTGGAGGGGTATTATAAAACTAATTTTGCTTTGATGCAACATCATAAATATAGTTTGACAGAGATTGAAAATATGATTCCATGGGAAAGACTAGTTTATACTAGTTTACTCATTCAATATCTCGATCAAGTTAAAAAAGAGCAAGAAAAGCAATAAATGGCATCTGGAACAGCATCTTTACAAGATACTAGGGGTGAAGTAGATTACTTCGGAAAAATCGGTTCTGCTATTAAGAACCGAACGAAAGCTGCTGCTCAAATGGCACGCAAAGAGCGTGCATTTGCTGAAGAACAAGCAGAAAAGGGTGATACTTCCCTAGATGAAGCAGGTATTGAAAAAGGATATTTTTTTAAGAGAGCATTAGGATCCACATTTGGTGGAGATAAGATTGCCAGAACTAGAGGTTATTTTGAAAAGAATCCTCCCGTAGGTAGAGATCCTACAGGAACTAGAGAGTCTAGATTCAGGGGACAATTTGATTATGGAGTACAAGTAACTCCATTAGAACCAATTATTCCTCCGCCAAAACCAATTTCTCCGTTTGAATTAGAACAAAGTAGAAAAAAGTTGACGGCAGAGAAAATGCTGGCGAAACCCAGTACTGTCGCGACAGAAGATTCTGATGCAACTCCAGTTATTGATAAATCGCTTAATAAGCAGGTTGCTGCTGCATTGGGCGGAATTGAATTGCAACTCACTAGATTGTCTGGTAAACTAGAAGGTGACAAAAACAATACAACTGCTGTTGCAGGATTAGTATCTAAAAATTCTCAAATTCTTGTAAGGGGATTTGATAGCATTGTTGCAGCAATGTCTACACTTAAAGATTCTATACAAAGTCAAACAAAATCAAAAGAAAACATTGCTCAGGAAAAATCGCAAATTGCGGATAAGTTAGCAGATAGAGAAAGTGTAGAAATAGAGCAATTAGAACAAGAACAACTTGATGGTGAGGCAGGTAATGCTGATGTTCTTGGTGGTGAAGGGAAGGGAAAAAAGAAAAAAGGAAGTGGTGGTTCTGGATTTCCCAATTTCTTAAATTTTGGTAAATTTGGAAAAGGACTTAGATTCTTAGCAAATCCAAAAGTCTTAGCAGTTCTGGGTGCAGTAGCAGCAGGTGCTGGATTATCTGCATTCCTTGGAAAGTTCATTGGTGGACCTAGGGCAAAAGCAGAAGCAGAAAGAGAAAAAGTGAGTCGTGAAGCAGGTGGGGATCCTGCATATCGTATTAAGGATGTTGGTGGTTCTGGTAGCATGAATAATGCAAATAGAATGTATACAAATCCAACAGCAATTCCTGGTGATTATGACTATAATGTTCCTGGTGCATATACTGGCGGTACAACTACTAAAGAAACATTATTGAGAGTTTCTGAAGGTAACTCTAAAGAAAGAGTTACACCCATGACTACAGATAGTTATGAAATGCAAGCACAGGCACAATTTATAGTGATGAAAAAACGACGTCGCGATTATGCGATGATTCAAAAAGAAGGATTAGTAGAATATTTTGAGCGTCGTAATGGATGGGATGCTTTTACTGAAGCACTCAAAAATCTTTTTGATGGATTTGATTTGGGAGACATGTTTAATGGTGGTGGTAGAGATCCAGCAAATCCTGATGCAAGAACTAATATTGGAGATGATTTATTCACTGCTATTTCTGGTGGTGAAGGTGGGGTTGATTCTTATAATACAGGAACTGCTGGCCAGCAGGGAGGGTATAAACCACCTCAAGCAATTTCTACGATGACTGTAGATAAGGTTATGAGTGAACAAGCAAATACTAACTTATATGCTGCAGGTAAATACCAAATTACCCCAGAAACAATGAAAGGGTTTGTGCGTACAATGGGTATTGATGGTAGTGATATCTTTAACGAAGAAACGCAAGATAAATTTAAACAATATGTTGTTGATCACAAGAGACCTGAGGTTGGTAGATATTTAAGAGGAGAAGAAGGTTCATCTCTAGAGAAAGCACAAATTGCATTAGCAGCAGAATTTGCATCTATTGGTGTTCCTCGTGACATGAAGAGGGGTGAATATGCCTCAACTTCTAGTAATGGACCGATACCAAAACAAGATATTAAGAAGGGTCAAAGTTTGTATCTTGGAATTGGTGGAAACCGTGCAAGTAGGCATCTAGGTCCAGATGTTATTGCTAAAGGATTAGAAAAAGAAAAGGCAAGAAATATGCGTCCAGTAAAACCTGTTGTTCCAGGAACTGAGCAATTTGCAGAACATAGTCTCGAACATAATACACCGCATACTATTGTTAGAATGGGTGAAAACTTATACAGAACAAATGAAAATGGTGTGATAGGGGGCAATAAAGTGCCTCCAGCAACAGCAAAAATGATAACAAATAAACAAACTGGTGAATTAATACCAGCATTTAAGTTGCAATATGCAGCAGGAAAACCTCCTCTTGCAGAACATCTCTTGAATCCAACAATGATGCCTTATATACCATCAACAAATGATAATAATTTACAAAGTTCTGTTAAATCTGGGGATAGTCCTGTAGGAACACTATCTCAAGAAATTGCAATGAAGACGGATAAATCAAAATCTCGACCTGTTGTAGTTTCTTTGCCAATTCCACAAGAAGATCAAGCTGCAGCACCAAAAACAGACAGTGTAGAACATGCTCCAAATAGTTTAGCTCCAGATTGGATGTATGTGGGGCATGTAGGGTAATAAAAAATGAACTTTGATTTTCTAGATCCACAACAACCATGGTATAAAGCGAAGATTGGTGATGCCCAATGGGATCGCATGAAAGCGAAACTGACTGGGGGAACTGATGCTGGTGGCACATCATATTCTAAAATTGTTAGTGTAACTGATACAGACGCAGACACTATTATAACCAATATGAAAAAGGATCCCAGAGGGTATCCTCAAATGAATATGCCTGGTGGTGCTGAGCAATATAAAAATATGCAAGCATACTATAATTTTCTTGTAGATGAATATCTAGAAAAACCTTTTAGGGAACAAACTGACGAGAAAATTCGTCAAGCAGAAGTGAAAGCAAAACTTAAAGAAGTTCTTGATAAGAAAGCAAAACCAGAAACTTTAAAAAAAGCACTATCCCCTTCTGTTGCACAACCGCCAAAGGTTACTCCTGTGCAGGAGATGGTAGCACCACCCAAACCTTTAGAAGCACCTAAACCTGCTCCTACACCACCTTCTACTTCTGTACCCGAAACAGGGCAGACAAGCAAGTTAAAAGATAAAAAACCAAAACCAGTCAAGCACCAGAAACTTGAATCTGGTATGGTTACTGTTTTAAAAAGAGTTGAAAAATCTTTAAAAGAAACAGTATCTGTTATTGGCAAATCGAATGATGACTTAGAGATACGATTAGAAAATCAAAGTAACCTCTTAATGAGTGGGTTTACTAAAGTTACTAATGTAATTAACTCTGTTGCTAGATCATTGCGTGAGCAAACTGATACCATAGAGCAAATTGCAAATGAGCAAAGTCAAGATTTAGAGAAAAATTTAGATAAACAATCTGTCGCGAGAGAGCAAGCATCACAAGAAAAAATAGATGGTTCTGCATCTAACACAAGACTACAAAAGTTAAAGAAAGTTTTATCTGGAAAACAAGGTGGACAAAGTGGTAGTATGCTCAAGAATTTCTTGGGATCTGCAACTCAACTGGGTTCTGCTAGAGGAATTACTAGATTAATGAGGAGATTAAAAAATCCTAGGCGAACAATGACAGCAGCTCGTCGTCTTGCTAGAATGAGACTCAAAGGAATTCCTTTTGTTGGTAATCAATTAGCAAAGCAAGGAAGCAAATTAGTTAATTTTGGTGCAAAAGCATTTAGACCCATAGCATCTCCTATAGGCAAGAAAATTGTTAGTAGAATTGGTGGTAAAACGATTGCTAAAGCAGTTGGTAAAGGTGTAGGTAAGTCTCTTATCAAGAAAGTTCCATTACTAGGTGCTGTTGCTGGTGTTGCTTTTGGTATTGAGAGAGCAATGAAAGGTGATTGGTTAGGAGCACTTGGTGAAGTCGCTTCTGGTGTTGCTTCTACTGTCCCTGGTGTGGGTACTGCGGTATCTACTGGTATTGATGCTGCATTAATTGCTAAGGATGTTGCAGGAGCAGAAACTGGAGGAGAGATTCCTGGTATTACTAGTCTTGCAGGGGCAAATAGTAAAGGTGAATATGATAGAGCAAGAAGAGATGCTGGAATTCAAGATCTTACAGTTGATTCTTTTGTTGAAGAAGAAAATGCAAAGTTAGATTGGCAGAAAAGAAATCGAAAAAAAATTGCAAGAATTTTTGGTGATGGATATCAATTGTATTTCCCACCTGCATTAGCAGAATTAGCATCTAAAGTTTGGGATAATATCAAGTCTTTCTTTAAAGATGTAGGTAGTTGGATAAAAACTAATCTTATGGGTAGGGAAGGTGATGGATTTCTGGGTCCACGGTGGTTGAATTTAAGAAATCCTTTTGCTGGTGGAGACATGCCCGAAGCAACTGGTGATTATGATATTATTATTCCATTAGATCATATGAAATCTGGAGAAAGAATTCCTGATTATGAAGGTGGAAATACATATGAAAACTCAGCAGCAACAGGTGCTGCAGGAAGAGAAAGAGAACACCAAGATCTTGCTGCGAAAAAATTAAAAACGAAATTAGAAGCAGGCGGACTAAAAGTAAAAATTGTTGCACCAGAAGAGTTTTCATCTTATGAGAAATATGATGAATATATCAGAGGTGAATCAGAACATGGCACTAGAATATTGCCACTTCACTTCGATGCAGGTAAGAATGCATCTGGAAAACTAGTAGGAACTGGATTCTTAACTAGAGTCAGGTCAGGTGACTCAGAAGATATGACATTTGCTGCTCCAATTCAAAAAGCACTTGAAGAGTTTCAAAAAGAAAATACTAATCTAGGAAGAATAGGACCAACTGATACTGTTGGAAATGCTACTGTTAATGCAGGTGCTAAATCACCTGCTGCCCTATTGGAATTAGGTATTATGGTATGGTGGGAAAAAGAAGTAGGTAAAAACTTTACTGAAAGTGCTAAATTTGATACACTTATTACAGGAGTTGCGGATGGTATTTTAGAGACAACAAAACCCCGTACACCACCACCAGCGCCAGTAACAATTCCAGGTGTCCCACCAATATCATCAACTTTAAATGAAGAATCAGGAAGATATGCATTACCATCATATCTTTCTCAAGGTTATACTGTCAATCCTTCTACTATACTTTTTGGTGGACAAAAAACGCAAACTGTTGTAGTTCCTGGAAACTCGGGACTAAATACTGCGCCAACTTCGTTCCTAGATATGTTAGAAGCTGCTAAACTTGCTGAAACAAACTAATGACATCATATCAACAATCAAGATCATTTACCGTTGAAAGTATTGTAATTTTTGGTAGAAAAATTTCTAGCGGAGAACAAAAATCTTTTGATATTACTAAATTATGCACAAATATCTTATATGTTGAAGATATTACAAAACCTTTTTTGCAATGTAATTTATTCATTGTCGATTCTGCAGGATTAATTAACTTGCTCCCTATTTCTGGAGGAGAAAAAGTTGTAATTAAATTACAAGATGGTACTGGGGAACAAGAACAAAATGATGTTATAGAATATGATATGCGTGTTTGGACTGTTGCTGGTAGGGTATCTAGAGGCAATAAACAAACATATACACTTGGACTTTGTTCTGCAGAAGCATTGACAAATGAAACTGTTAAGATACAAACAAAATTAATTGGTAAAGCGGAAGGGATTATAGCAAATCTGATTGGAAATGATGGATTGAAATCTACTAAGACATTGTTTTCTGATGAATCTAAGTTCTCTATGATATTCAATGGTGGAAAAAGAAAACCATTTGATATTGGTAGTATCTTAGCAAGGAAATCAGTTCCAAATAGTGCAACAATACAGGGTACATCAGACTCATCTAAAGATACTAAACCTAGTGTAAAGGGAAGTGCTGGTTATTATTTTTGGGAGACTCGTAAAGGATATTCATTTTATTCAATTGATGGATTATTGGATCCCGAAGATGAGGATAGACCAGCATACCAATATGTCGAAAGAATTGCAAATGTTGATGATACTGATGATGTGTTTAAAATTTTAAAATGTGATTTTAAATCTGAAGTTAACATCCTTAAAAATTTGAGAAGTGGTAAATATGCTACAACAATGGTGTTTTTCAATCCTTCCACTGGCAAATATTCTGAGTATTCTTATTCTTTAAAGGAATCATATGAAGGTATGAAACATTTAGGTACTGCAGGTGTTGCTGCAGTTCCTGTTGCAGAAAAGGAATTGTCAGAATTTCCTAGTAGAACAATTTCAGAAATATTAGACCATGAAACTTGGTTTACAGGTGGGGATATTGCTTCTCCTGAAGAAGATGATGGTGGTGATAGTCCCACTCCATATGCTGATTGGCAGAAATACTTTATGGCGCAGAGTATTGCTAGATATCAATCTATGAACAATCAAGAATGTGTTATCACTGTGCCAGGACAGGCACAAATTTGTGCGGGAGAAAAAGTTGATATCAGACTTAGAAATAAAGTTTCAAATGCTGAGGAAGCAGTTGAACCAGATGATAAAGAAAGTAGTGGATTGTATTTAATTAAATCTGTTACTCATTCTTATAGTCTCAATACGGGAATCCAGGGAGACTTCACAACAACTTTATATTTGATACGGGATGCATATGGTATGCTTGACAAGGATACCGCCCATGATTCCGAATAAATAACATCGTAAAACAAATTACTTATGAAAAATATCGAAACTCATATTGCCAAGGACAAAGAAATTCTTGACAATCCTATGACTTCTCCCAATCAGCGTCGTCACATTGAGAGTGAACTGCAAGAATTGGAAGAATATGCCGAACATCACAAGGCAGAGATTGAAGCAGGTGATCATCATGACCCATCACCATTAGAACTATATTGTGATGCTAACCCATCAGAACCAGAATGTTTAGTATATGAAGACTAATGGATAATTTGTTTGCCAATGTAGTATTACCATCACACAAAGTAGGTAGTGATGGATTTAATTGGTGGTGTGGTCAGATTGAAGCAAGATCTGAAGATGATCCCACTGCCAAAGGAAATGCTCGTTTTAGAGTGAGAATTGTTGGCGAACATACACAAGATCAAGAAATTCTTAAAACAGAAGATCTGCCTTGGGCAACTGTAATGTATCCAGTTACAGATCCTGCTACTATTGGAAATAGAAAATCAACAGCTGTTGGGTTGGAAGTTGGTTGTTGGATTATTGGATTTTTCTTAGATCCATATAAACAAAAACCAATTATTATGGGTTCTATTGGCACTCTTCCTGGTGCTACTCAAATGATGAATGAAGAGAATCCACAGGTTCCTTCTCCTGCATTCAATACATTTGTAAATTATAATGTTAATCCTACTATTGATGGGATACCAACAGTTGTTAATGAAAATGGCAAGAAAGTATTATCTACAAGTGAAGGAATTACAAATGTAAATCCAGATGATGTTCAGACAACAGGTGAAGATTCTGCTCCTATTAAACCAGGAGAAAATTATCCCAGAAATGATGCTGATAATGCCGCAGGAGTTACAGATAAGAAAGCACCACAACCTGCACCACCTTCTCGTGCTGTAGCATCACTATTGGCCATTCGTAAGGATGAGTGTCTTGAAGTAGCAGAAAAGTGTGGCAAAGAAGCAAATATGTCCGAGCATATTAATACTTTTATCGGACAGATGTTGTTTGAAATTCAAAATAGTAATGGAAAACTTGGAGACAGATTAGTTAGTCGATTGACTGGCGAAGTTACCAGTGTTACTGGTATTGCGATGAAATATATCAATAAAATTATTGCTATTGCTAAGAAATTCGTCGCTAAAGTAAAAGGATTTGTTATTGAAAAACTTAGAGAGGGTGTTGATTGGTTAATAAAAACACTCCTACATCAAAACGAATCTGGAAATGCTCTGACACCTGTCACTAAATGGTTTAATGAGCAACTTAAGTCACTCGGTTGTTCTATGGAAGATATCGGTGAGAGACTTGCTAAATGGTTAACTGATACTATTCTTGGTTATGTTGAACAACTATATCAAATGGCAGCATGTCAATTAGATTTGTTAGTGGGTGGGATTATCAACAAAATTCAGTCCTTGATGGATGAATTGCTTTCATCTATTCTAGGTCCATTACAGTCTATTCTAGGTGCCATTGCATCTCCTTTAAATTTAATTGGTGGTGCTATTGATTTTATTCTTGATATTCTTGGCATCAGCTGCGGTGGACCTAATACCAGTTGTGCAGATAAAAGAAAAGAATGCTTTAATGGTGAGGAAGAAGATGAAGATGAAGATGATGGTAAAGGTCTAGATGATCTTCTAGATAAACTTGATGATGGTATTGATGATCTTTTCCCAGAAACAGGAAGAGATGATAATATTTACACCTGTCCTGATGCATATAAAGGAACTAAACTTAAAAATACCAATGTTGGATTTAGTGGAGGATTTCAAGTTCCTCCTGGACAAGGAGGAAATACTCCAATTGGTGGTATTACAGGAAAGAATCCTCCTATAGGACCAATTATTATTACAGAGAACGATACATTCTCATATGGATGCGATCCTATTGAGGTGAAGGAAGGTAATCTCGCTAAATTTATTATTACCAGATCTGGAGCATTGGAATTTCCATCATCTTTAAAAGTAAAAACTATTGAGGGCACCGCAAATCACGGTACTGATTATGAAAAATTGGATCCTACAGTTATTCCTTTTGCAAAAGGACAGGTTCAAGCAATTGTTGAAGTTATGACATTTGCTGATACTGATCCAACTGAACAAGACGAAACATTCTTCTTGAATATAAAGAGTAATACTCCAAATAGTAATGGAGGATTTTTCTCTCTCATCCCTAAACCATCAGTTCAGTGTACTATTAAAAATACTGTTTCTAATGCTCCACCAACACCTGCAATTCCAGGAGAATTACCAGATCCAAACCAGGGAGGTAATATATCACCAATAGATGTAATAGATGTAATTGTTCCCCCAACAACTTCGCCAACCACTCTTGTACCAGTCAATCCAACTGATCCAAATTCTGCTAAATGGGGACTGAGTGTAGATAAAAACTCTGTAAATGAAGGTGAGTTTGTTACATTTACTGTGACTACCACTGGTGTTACTGATGGAACCCAATATTACTGGAATATCTTCGGATCTAATATTACAAATGATGATATTTTTGGTGGTCAGTTGACAGGACAAGGAATTATCCAAAACAACACAGATACTGTTGTTATTGGTATTAATGAAGATACCGAGATTGAAGGAGAAGAAATTCTTTTATTTGCTTTGTCTTCAAAAGGACTGGTAGAGCAAGTTGCTATCAAAGCAGAATTTAAAGATACTCTTGATCCAAATACACCAGGACCAGGAGATAATATTGTAAATCCAGGTAGTCCTGTTGTAAATCAACCAACGGTTCCATGTGCCCCCATTACTGATGGCAACGGTGCTATTATAAGTATCCCCGTATGTGAGGTTGGAAATCCTTGGGTTGAACCACCATATGTCTTCATTGGTGGTGAAGGTATAGGTGCAACAGCACAAGCACTATTAGATAGTGATGGATTTCTTACAGAAATTAGAGTTACTAATGGTGGATATGGTTATAAGAAAAACAAACCAAATTCCACTGGATTGAGATGTATTATTGATAGTTTTACTATGTTGAGACCAGGACTAGGATATACTTCACAACCCTTAGTATTCATTAATGGAAATTCTGATATTGCTGAAGCAGTTATTAACGAAGATGGATTTGTGATATCATTAAGTATTAAAGACAGAACTACAACATTTGATTCTTTACCAGAAGTTGTTATTGTTGGTGGTGAAGGGTATGGAGCAAAATTTATTCCATCTCTGGTTTGTCTAGATACTGAAGAATTAGAAGCCGTTGGTTCCACGAAGATTGGAACTGGAACATATATTGATTGTCCATAATGTCAAATCCTGCACCTAAGGCAACACCAAAAAGTATTGCCAATTCAACTACTGCCAATGAGGCACAAGTATTGGATGATGGTTTTATTCTAAAAACCATCAAAAAATATGATGATACTGCATATTATAATGTTTATTTTCCTGATGGATCACAATATCTACATCAAATTTTTGGTCCAAGTGATGGAAGAATAGAATTTGATCATATTGGTAATATTCGTATCAAAGCAGGTGCAAAATCAAAAGAAAGGGGTGCTGGAAGCGGTCGTATTCTTACGCAGAGCAATGGCATTCAATGCAGAAATGAGGGCAAAGGAACATTTACATTTAATAAGAACGAAGGTAAAGATAATGTAGCATTGAGTGTTACTGCTCATGCTGATTATGATGAAGAAACATCAGGTCAAAGAACAATTAATGCAGAATCTATTCTGTTGTCTGCCTCTGATATTACAATTAAAGCAGGATCTAACATCACCTTTCAGGCAGGTGAAGCAGGTGGAGGTACTATTACATTTGCTGCTGGTAGTATTACAACCAAAGCAGTCAACAAATCTGATGTCGTTACTGGAAGGGTAGAAGAGGTTGGTGCTGGTGAAACAACAGAAATTAAATTTGATCCTAGAGCATCTACAAATATTATTTCTACAGGTGCTATCAATAATAAAATTGTTGGTGATGAGAAAATTATAGTAACTGGTATTTCGAGTAAAGAAGTTGTTGGTGGACCAGGACAGTTGATTGCAGATAGAACTGCAGCAATCAAATTAAAAGCAGTTGCAGGCAATATTGATATCACTACTCCAGCAATTGTTAATGTAAAAGGTGTCACTATTTTTCTTAATTGATAAGTTTACATTATTGTTTCCATCGGATATCCGTATGGTAAACTGGCACAAGGGGGGTTGATTTCTGGACCTAACCCTGATAAATTACTCTTGTAGCAAATCAGGCGAGTGCCGCAATTACTTGCATAACCTGGTTGACGCATCCAGCGTCATATGCTATAATATATTCATGCGATCGGGAGTCGAACCGATTCATCATCTGCGGGTATTCATTCCGCAAGTAAACAAAGGTAATTAAACAAAATGTTCAAATCTGTATTCGCAGCAACCGCTGCCCTGTCCGTATCCGCTGGTGCTGCTTTCGCAGGACCCTATGTCAATGTAGAAGCAAACTCAGGATTTACGGGATCTAGCTACAACGGAACCGCCACAGATCTTCATGTAGGATATGAAGGCGCTCTTGGCGAAAATGCATCATACTATGTTCAGGGCGGCGCTACCGTTGTCTCTCCTGA